ACGATGTGAAAGTTAAAATACAACTAGCAGCTGATAAGCTTATAGACAAGGTTCAGTAAAAGCTTGCTAATGTAGAAGCACCTATCATGAGTTTTACTTTTGAATTAGCAGCTAGATTGTTCTGGACTGGTGCAACATGGCAAGGATCGAGTGGGACAACACACATAACATTCAACACTGGCCCTTTTACACCTATAAAAGCAAAATCAACTGATGGTGCATCAGCTTTGGTAAAAGAGATTGCTAGAGGTTTTGAGTCACAATTACAAACATTGCAGGGTATTTTAATACCACCACCAAATACTTTAATTCCACCCATACCATTTACTGGCTACAAATAAATTATTAACTATTTATATTAAAACAATGAAAGCATCACAGTTTGTTGAACTATTACGTAAAGTGATTCGTGAAGAAGTTCGAACAGTAGTAAAGGAAGAACTTAAACCTTTAAAGTCATTACTAGCTGAAAGACAATCAGTAGGAGCAGCTCCGATTAAAAAACCAAGTCAGCCTACACAAAAATTTATTAACAATGTAAGAACAGCACCACCTAAACCAGCATTTAGTGGTCCTTTATCAAGCATACTAAACGAAACCGCAGCATCCATGTTTAATACAAATGATTCCGAAACTGAAGAATGGCCTGATATGAATAATGGCACACTTACTGCAGATGATGCACCTATGTCTATGATGAGCATGTTTAATGATAATGATGACCTTCCTTCTTCAGGACCAATGGATATGAGTGGTGATCCAACAAGAGCATTTATGAAAGATTATTCTGGTGTATTGTCAAGAGCTAACGAATTGGCTCAAAATCATAGAGGATAATGGCAGTAGAGATAAGAATTCACCCATTAGATTTTGAACCCGATGTTGCAATTGGTATTGGTTTACCAATGATGGCTGCTAATGGTACTGGCTTTTATATGCTATATACAACTATTGATCAAGCAATTGCCAATTCTAGGAATTTATTATTAACAAATAAAGGTGAGCGTATCATGCAACCTACCTTTGGTTGTGATCTTAGAACCATAGTTTTTGATAACATTACTGAAGATCTTGTCGCTAAGATTGAAGATGTGATAAAAACTGAGTTTGGTTATTGGTTACCGTATATATTTATAAACGAGCTCGTTGTTGTTCCTAGCGAAGATACAAATCAAATAGCCATTACTTTAAAAATAAGTTTAGAAGGTAATAAGTTTGACACTAGGTCCATACAATTAGAGGTATCAATTAATCAATAAACATAGCATGGCTAGTATATCAAAAACGACATCTAAGGATATAAAATATTTAGGTAGGGATTTTGACTCTTTGAAAAAAGGGTTAATTGAATTTACAAAAACTTACTATCCTAACACGTATAACGACTTTAACGAAGCTTCTCCTGGAATGATGTTTGTTGAAATGGCTGCATATGTTGGTGATGTTCTTAATTATTACATTGATTCACAGCTTAAGGAATCACTTCTATTGCAGGCTACAGAAAGACGTAACATATTGTCAATAGCAGCTGCAATGGGATATAAACCTAAAATTAGTGTTCCATCTGTTGTTGAATTGGATGTATTTCAATTGCTACCAGCTAATGGAACTGGTGTTAATATCATGCCAGACACTAATTACAGCTTGAAAGTTTCGCCTGGAATGAGAACTAGAAGTTCTGCTGGCAATATTGAGTTTATAACACAAAACACAATTGATTTTGGCGTTAATACCGTATATGATACAACAGAGTATTCTGTCTATAGTATAGATGCAACAGGAGCTCCTAACTATTACTTGGCTAAAAAAACAGTAAAAGCTATATCGGCTATACCTAAAACTAAGACGATTGTAGTTGGTTCAGTTACCAAGTTTCTTAAAGTGTTGATTGAAGATACCAACTTAATAGGCATACAATCTATTGTAGATAGTGATGGAAACACTTGGTATGAAGTACCTTATTTGGCTCAAGATACTATTTTTGAAAAAATTGAAAACACAGCATTAAATGACCCTGATGCTGCTGTATATAGTACTAGTGTGCCTTATTTACTCAAACTTAAAAGAGTTCCTAAAAGGTTTATTTCTCGTGTAGTAGAAAGAGGAATTGAATTGCAATTTGGATCTGGTGTTAGCTCATCTCCTGATGAAGAGTTGCTTGCTACACCTGAGAATATTGGATTATCTCTACCTACTGGCATAGATGATATTGATGCGTCAATTGATCCATCAGCACCTATATTTACTGGTGCTTACGGTATAGCTCCGTCTAACACTACACTTACTGTAACTTATTTAGCAGGTGGTGGTGTAACATCAAATGTACCAAGCAATACAATATCTGAAATTGTTGGAGTTGATACGGCTGGTTCTAGCTTACCTACAGTAAATCAAACTTTAAACACTACTATCATAAACTCATTAGCTATAAACAATCCAATTGCAGCTAGTGGTGGTCGTAGTAGTGAAACTGCTGATGAGATTAGGGAAAATGCCTTAGCTCAATTAACATCGCAAAACAGAGCTGTGACTAATGAAGATTACACAATAAGAGCATATGCCATGCCTAGTGTATATGGGAGCGTTGCAAAAGTGTTTATTACACCAGACGAGCAAAACAATATAACAACAACAGATACCACAGATCGTGTTAGCAATCCGCTTGCCATGAACATGTACATGCTTGGCTATACTAATACTAAAAACCTTACACAAGTCAACAGAGCTGTTAAGGAAAACTTAAAAACATATCTTGGACAATATAGAATGTTGACCGATAGCATAAACTTTAGAGATGCTTTTATCATTAATATTGGTATTGATTTTGAAATTGTACCGCTACCTAACTACAACAGTAATGAAGTATTGCTTAATTGTGTTGAAAAGGTTAAAGAGATGTTTCAAATTGATCGTTGGCAAATTAACGAACCTATCATAGTAAGTGATATTTTTAATATTTTACTTACTGTAAAAGGTGTGCAAACAATCACAAGTGTTAAAATAAAAAACATTAATAGTAGTTCTAATGGTTATAGTGATGTGATTTACGACATAAACGACGCTACTAGAAATGGCATTGTGTATCCAAGCTTAGATCCAGCTATTTTTGAAGTAAAGTATCCAAACAACGACATTAAAGGACGTGTAGTAACTTTTTAATTATGATTTTAAGATTTTATCCAAAAAAAGACGCAACAATATATGAGTACTATCCAAGTAAAAACACTGGATTAGATGCTATATTAGATGTCAGCAAGGTTATAGTAAATAGTAGTAGCTATAATTCTAGAGTGTTAATTGATTTTGATTACACAGCAATATCTGCAAGCATTGTGTCTTTGGGATACAATCCAAACGCATTCAAATATAACTTAAAAGCATATTTAGCTGAAGCAGCGGAAATACCTTTAGATTATACGTTGTATTGTTTTCCTACGTATACCAGTTGGAGTATGGGTGTTGGTAGATATGGTAATAGTCCTGAAACAACTGATGGGGTTAGTTGGCGTTATAAAGATTCAGCTGCAAATGCAGCAACAGCTTGGCTGACTAGTTCATTTCCAGCATTAGTAACAGCTTCGTGGTCTAATGCATCTGGTGGTGGAACTTGGTATACTTCAAGCGCTGGTAGCCAATCTTTTAGCTACACCACTTCCGATATTGATATAGACGTAACTGCTATTATACGTCAAGTGCAATCAGGTTCTATTAATTTTAATGGTTTTATTATTAAAAAAAGTGAAAATGATGAAAAGTCAACTACGTCAATATTTAATAGCTTAAAATTTTTTAGTAAAGATACTCACACAGTTTACTCACCTATAATTGAAGCTAAATATGACGACAGCATCACTGCTGGATCATTAAGCTTAATTAATACCGACGATGAAATCAACGTGATAGCTGTTAATATGAAATCAGCTTATGCGGAAACTTCAACTCCATTAATTAGACTTTCATCGAGATATAGATACCCTGCTGACAGTTTTACAACATCATCTGGTTATCTAGTTCGATATAGACTACCTTCAGACACGCAATACGCTGTGTATAACGCTAATAGCGACGATATTATTGTGAACTTTAGTGAGTATACCAAATTAAGTGATGACTCGACTAGCAGCTATTTAAAATTGCATTTAGATAGCTTTCAACCACAGAGATATTATAGACTGTTATTGAAAGTTCCAAACTCAGGATCTAATTCTGGTTATCAGATTTATGATGACAATTGGATCTTTAAAGTTACACGTAACCAATAATGAGGTATCCAGATGGCACATTGATAGGCGACCTTAATGATGGGGTAATGGCCACGACTTCTGGTAGCCTAATACGCTATGAAGCTTCAACGCTAAATGAGAATGAAACTTTTTATGATTTATTACCCGTTATTGTTAATAAACCACCTGTGATCATTGCGTCTATTACTGACACTTCTACACCACCAATAAAAACCTATACAGCTGAGAATGCATCAGGTAATGGAATGTATTTGTTTCCAGATGGTTCTGTTAAAGTTAATTTAGGTGTTTCTATCACATTGCGTTTAGATGCAAAGCAACCTGATGTGTTAAATGTAGAAAATGGAATATTAAAATTAATACCAACAAACACAAGTTTACTTTACACGTGGAGAAAAGATGGTGCTCCTATTACGTCCGACGTGATTGAGTCATTACAATCTTCATTAACAGTTAACAATAACACTTTAGTGTTTGTTAATGTCCAACCTGAGCATGCAGGTGCTTACACTTGTACTGTATCTAATGATATAGGATCCGTAGTAAGCGAACCAATCACACTGGAGGTTTACAATCTTGATTTTGATAGTTACTTTTATAAAAACTTAATTACCAATCCATATGGTGCTGATGAAGCTAATGGTTGGGAGTCTTCCGGTAATGACTTAACCACAAAAAAGTTTAGCAAGACACCGTCACATGAATACACAAAGCCTAATCGTATTGACTTGTTTGGATACACAAAAGACATGCTACATCCAAGACCTTACCAAATAGATACGGGTGTTATAAAAGGCTTTGATATGGTTGAAGATTTGGTAAACAAAAATGGTAGCTATTTTACCCGATCACGATTTAAGTTTCAAAAGCTGGGTGGTACAACTTTGGTGAGAGCTTATCAAGATATAGATTTAGCCGATATACAAAATTTAATTAAAGGTAGTGTATATGGTGTTACAGGTGTAAGGATGCTATTCAGCTGTTATATTGGAAATGCTATTTCATATTACATACCAGTGGATCAATTGGTAATTCCCAGTAGTAGATTGGTAGCCAGTAACTATGATACCAAGGAACCTAGACTCAGTGTTGCTAATTTTTTAAAGGCAGGACCTGCTTGGGTTCCACAAGAATCTATATATGTTACTATAGAAGAGTATGATAACGAAACAAGACTTGAAAGCACACTACTAAATAATGATGGAACAAGGAGGAGATATAGAAGTAAAGTGCGTGTATTAGATCCTTGGAATAAAGCAATAGCTAAACCCAAACCATCAAGATTTTACGTTAGTGGCTCGAAAGGTGATTTTAGAGATGCATTGCTTTTTGCAGCGGATGTAATACTTCCGGATAAGCAAACAAGATCCACTTATGGTCAGTATATAGAATTTAATAAGTTGGTTTTTGATAGGCTAAATCCAAGAACCACAAAAGTTAGAGTTACTTTAAATTTTGAAACAAAAGGAAGCGATTGGAGAGTCTTTCAAAGTCCAGGTGCGTATGGTGAAACCAATTCTAGCAATGATGAAATATTTGAACATTTAAGTTGGCAAGTTCCATATGTCAGAAACAGTTGGTCTGTGCAACCCAATAACGATTACAACAACTTTATACCTAACATAATTAAAAAATTTGCTATTGAGAACTCTCAACTCTATAAAGATGCACTAAAAACAGCAAAAGCAACAATAGCAGCTGAGCAAGCTACAATTGCTGCAGCAAATAAAATGGATGATAAAGAGAAAGCAGCACAAATTACAATTGATGCAACAAACGCAATTGGGGGAGCTAATGCATCTGTTGTAGATGCAGCAGCAGCTGCAGCAGAAAGTGTAATACTATCTGAGATAATGCCTTCTGGCAATGAACCACGTGGATTAATCACAGCTCTCAACGTAACACTAATACCAATATTATCACAGCAAGACAATGTAAATCAGTATAATTTAAAAACAACACTAGCTATTAACGATACTCCTACATCCACAGTAGCTACTGGATTACAAAGTAACTTTAGTTTTGCTGATACGATACTCAAATACTTACGCTCTGTTGATAGTGTAGCAGTGGCTGTAACTAAAATGGATATTGATAAGCTAACATATAAAGATGTGCCTAACGTATATGCTGAATACAGGCCTGCCAACATACTGATATACAAATCAAGTTTTAAAAATTTAGCTGCATTTAAAATATTATGCAAAAAAATAGTTTATCATGCCAAGCGGTTAAAAAACAACAAAGAAGAAATACCACTCAAACTACTACTTGTAACTGATAATGGTACAAACGATAACATAACTGATCAATTATTACAAATACAGTCGTACGAACTGCAATTAGGTATCCTTGATCAGGCATACTACGATAACATATCTTAGATCCTATTTATTATAGATGGAAAACAAACATACAATAAAACTATCACCACTAAACGAAGATCGTGCAATACGAGCTGGTGATTTTTTACTATTACCAACAAATCTTGATGCACCTATTATTGTATCACAACCAGTAGGCAACTTTAATCAGTATACTTGGATTGAAAGCTTTCGCGAGTCAATGCCTGTATTTCAGCAGTTAAAATCAAGCTTTAATACGGTTAATGTACTAAAGAATACTAAATTGAGTTGGGAAGTGAGAGTAATGGATCCATCAAATGCTAATGATGAAAACAGTACCGACAATTTGGTTTTTTTATGGAAGAAAAATGATGCACCGTTGTATGATATTAATCAATTAAACAATAATAATGGTGTAAGTGGTGTTTTAATTGATGGCAATTTATGCGTACCTGAGTTGTCTGGTGTGTATACGTGTGAGATATCCAACAACTCAGGTACAAGCGAAACACAACCACTAAACCTCAATATTATAGATCCAATTAATCACCCAAAGCTTTGTAGAAACCTTATACTAAATGGTGATGG